ATAATTACAAATTAGAAGAAAAGCGTGTTCTCGTAGAATTATTATTGAGAATATTTAATACTATAAATTATAATGATAAAACTTGGTATTTAACTAAAAATGAATATAATACGTTATATGATTTTATGTGATTTGTGAAAAATTGATATTAATTTAAGAATAATATGATATTAATATAAAATGAATGCCAGTAAAATACAAAATAAATCAACAGTTAAAAGGGATGTTAAAGAAATATTTTATAAAGGCGTAATAAATAAACAAATATCACTATCAATTATTAATATTGGCGATAATTTAAAAAATACAATCGAAGAGGTTATTTCTAAAGAAATAGAAGGTAAATGCATAACAGAAGGTTACATTAAACCTGGGTCAATAAAATTAATATCATACTCAAGTGGTTTAATTGATGGAGGAAATATTGTATTTAGTGTAATATTAGAATGCTTAATATGTTATCCTACAGAAGGGATGATAATTAATTGTATGATTAAAAATATTACAAAAGCGGGAATTAGGGCACAAACAAACGATGATCCGAGTCCAGTAATTATATTTTTAGCAAAAGAGCATCATAAAAATATAAAATCATTTACATCTTTAAAAGAAGAAGAAAGTATACAAATTAAAGTAATTGGACAACGTTACGAATTAAATGATAAATATATATCAATAATCGGCGAATTGATAGAAAAGAAAAGAAGTAAACAATTTAGTAAAAAGAAATTAGTAATAAGAAATTAGTAATAAAAAACGAATAAACGATAATTAAACGATAATTAAACGATAATTAAATGATATTTAAATGATATTTAAAAATATATTAAATGTTTTTTAATTATTAATATAAATAACATGGATGTTGATAAATTAAAATGTATACGCGACAAAATTGAAAATTTAGATAAAAACAATCATATAGATATTTTGCGATTACTTGTAAAAAATGATGTTTTTATAAATGAAAATAAAAATGGAGTATTTATAAATTTGACAGATTTATCAAATGATATAATTAATGATATGGAAAAATATATAGATTATGTTAGCGAACAAAAAATAGACCTGGATTATATTGAACATCAAAAGGATGTGCTTGAAAATAAATATTTTAAAGATAATAAAGAATTAAATACATAATTATTAAAATCATATTTAATAATTATGAGTATTTGTAGTAATAATAATACTAATAGTGATTTAAATATTTTATTAAATAATATGAAAAAATATATGTTATTTGACGATAATATATCATTATTTAAACGCAATGATAATGATATAAATAAAATTTTTTTTAATAAAAAAACAGGTAGACAAAATGAAAGTAGTCACCATAAAGATGATTATAAAGATGATTATAAAAATGAAGATCCAGAATTTTTTTATATTAATAAGAATGATCAGTTATTCTGGTGTTTTTATATAATCAAAAATGGTTATGATAATTATGAAATAAATAAAAATAATAGTTTCTACTTAGAAAAAAGTATAAAAATTAACTCAATAGAAAAATTGCGAGAAAAAAAAGATTTGCTCAAAATAAATAAGTTAAAATTAAATGAGATTGAAAATGAATTGGCAAATGAAAAATTAATTACCATAAAAGGTTTCATTGCTTTATTATTAATTAATGATTTAAATATATTTTATGTAGGAGATAGCATATTTTACAAGTTTATTAGCAATAACGATAAACAAATTTTTATAGTTAAATATAATAAACAAATAAAAAAACTTGGGGTTAACATTAACGATAGCAATGGTACAAATGATACAAATAAATATATTAAAAATATTACAGAAACAAAAATGGAATTGTTTGATATTGCAAAACAAATAAAGGGCATATCTTCATATAAATTGGGAGATTTGCAAGATATATGTAACAAATTAAAGATTAATATAAAAGATAACGATAATAAAAATTTGAAAAAAACATTACTATACGAAACAATATTAATAAAATTGAAAGAAGATAGTATAAATAATATAAGTTAAAATATATATATAATGTCAAAAAATGACAAATCGAAACAACTACATAATTTAGTCAATATATATTTAGAGAATTCTATTGGTCGCAATTATCGTGACGGCACGCTTGAATTAGAAATACGTTTTGGAACAAAGCGTGGATATAAAAAATTAACGCGCATAAATTATGAAAATGTAATTAAACGACTATTATTTCTTAATTTTAAAAGAGAACGTCCGGAACATTTTCTAAGAATAATGAGCGAATATATTGATATAAATACCGGCAGTACAAGAATATCCAACGTAAGAACAAAGATAAACGGTATGCGCAACGTGTCGGATTATTGTAGAAATAATAGTTTAAAAAATGGTAATGACGATTTTATTTGCGATTTTGAGCAAAAATCTTATATGAAGGACAATACCAATCAAAATATTTATCCTGTCGATTTCGACGATTTCAATTTTAGAGCATCATTGCAAATAGAAAATAATATTAGTTCAAATTCAAGAATAGTAAAAGAAATGGTTTCTAACTGGAATGATAAAGTCAAACTATTCAGATATATTAATCGTTGCAGTTTAATAAGCGACGACTATCCGGTTAGGGTTGATGTAAGTATTGTTAAAAGTTCAAAGGATAAATCACAAAATATTTATAAGTTTTTGGATTCTAAAATTTTAGATTCGGATCAAGAATATGAAATAGAAATAGAATTAGAGAAAAATAAGGTTGGGCCAGGAACTAAATTTGATACTGCCGATAAAGTTACAAAGGCGATCAGAGAGGTTATTAAAATAATATTATCTGGTATTCAATCAACTAATTATCCGGTTTCTATATCTGAACAAGATGGTGCTAAGATGGAATATATGAAAATATTATGGGGAAAAGAGTATCAGGGCAGAAATGTATATCCTAATAATTTTGTTGGTCCATCGTCTTATACGTTGCAAATGGAAAATATAATCCCAATTAATAAGGATTTGGATATTGCCAATATTAACGATGATTACACTGTTACGGATAAGGCGGACGGTGATCGTAAATTATTGTTCATTTCATCGAAAGGAAAAATATATTTAATCGATACCAATATGAATATACAATTTACTGGAGCAAAAACAAATAATGGCGATATACTAAATTCCATAGTAGATGGTGAGCATATATTAAATGATAAAAAAGGTAATTTTATTAATTTATATGCGGCTTTTGATATTTACTACATTAATGGCGACGATGTAAGAGGCTTTGAATTTAGTTCCAATGATCCACAAGATCTGGAAACAAAATTTCGTTTATCAATACTTACAAATTTTATTAAAAAATTAAATCCATTATCTATTATTAATAATCAAAAATCTCCATTGCGCATCGAGCGTAAAAAATTCTACCTGTCAAGCGAGTCTAACAAGATATTCAATGGATGCAACATGATATTGGGAAACATCCAAAAGAATGTTTATGAGTATGAAACAGATGGTTTGATATTTACGCCTTCTAAACTACCGGTTGGTGTTAATAGTAGTGATAAACGCCCCGGAAAACCCATAAAAAAAACATGGGAACATTCGTTTAAATGGAAACCACAAGAATTTAATACAATCGATTTCCTTGTAACAATTAAAAAAGATGAAACAGGCGAAGATTTAATACAAAACTTGTTTAAAACAGGAAAAGACATGGGCAATATTTCCCAATTAAAACAATACAAAACCGTGATACTAAGAGTTGGTTTTGATGAGAAACAACATGGTTACATAAACCCGTGTCAAAATGTTATTGATGATAATTATGATGATATTGAAAATAAAGATAAGAACGATAATTACCGCCCTTTACAATTTTATCCCACGAATCCGGTTGATAATGAAGCCGGTATATGTAATATTTATTTAAAAGAAAGTAATACTGGAGATAAAATCATGTTAACCGAAGAAAATGAAATTATTGAAAATAATACCATTGTTGAATTCAAATATGATAAAACAAAAGATAAAGGATGGGGTTGGATCCCATTAAAAGTAAGATACGATAAAACCGCGGAATTTAGAGGGGGTGGGCGCAATTATGGTAATCCATATCACGTTGCTAATAGTAATTGGCACACGATTCATAATCCTATAACGGAAGAAATGATTACTACTGGAAATAATATACCAGACGATATTGAAGACAGCGATGTCTATTACAGAAACAGTAGAAGAATCATTGGTACAAACTCTTTAAAAGATTTTCATAATAAAGTTGTTAAAAGAATGCTTATAACAAATGTAAGTGAAAAAGGAAATACGTTGATCGATTTGGCAGTTGGTAAAGGAGGCGATATTTCAAAGTGGATTTCTGCCGGATTAAAATTCGTATTAGGTATCGATATATCTCGCGATAATATTGAAAATCGCAAAGATGGCATATGTGCAAGATATATTAATAATAAAAAGCAAAATAAATATATCCCAAAAGGGTTGTTCGTTCATGGCAACGGTTCTGTTAATATAAGAAACACAGATGGTATATACACAGACAAGGATAAACAGATTGTGAAAGCTGTCTTTGGTGAAGGCGCTAAAGATGTTAAAGAATTAGGAAAGGGTGTTTATAATGCGTATGGTATTGGCGAGGAAGGATTTGACATATGTTCGATACAATTCGCACTGCATTATATGTTCGAAGACCAACAAACCCTTCAAAATTTCCTTCGAAATGTGAGCGAAACAACAAAGGTTGGTGGATATTTTATCGGTACAAGTTACGATGGACATATTATGTATGATAAATTACTAACCAAAAAAAAGGGTCAATCGGTTGTTATTGTTGAAAATGATATTAAATTGTGGGAGGTAACTAAAAAATATGATCGCGATCGTTTTAATGACGATAGTTCTTGTGTTGGTTATGCAATTGATGTATACCAAGATTCTATTAATAAAATGGCCAGAGAATATCTGGTTAATTATAAATATCTTACACGAGTATTAGAAAATTATGGATTTGTTTTAGCTCCGTTAGAGGAAATAAATAAGAAGAATTTACCTTCAAACACTGGTCTGTTCAGTGATATATTTAAAAAATTACAGGTCGATATTAAGAAAAATAATAAAAATAATAAAAATAAGGAATACGGAGATGCTGTTAACATGACAGTTGGTGAAAAAAAAATATCGTTCTTAAATAGATATTTTATCTATAAAAAAATTAGAAATGTCAATGCTAAGGAGGTTGCTATGGGATTATTAAATCAAACTTATGATGACGAGTTAACACAAAATGAAGAAACAAATAAACTGAAAAATGATATGAAAGATGATATGAAAGATGATATGAAAGATGATATGAAAGATGATATGAAAGATGACGATGTTAAAATAACAACCGAGAATATAAATACAGTTATTGATAAATCTCAATTAGAAGATAAAATAGACCCCAAAACAGTAGATCCCATAACTACAGTTAAACCAAAAATTAAACGGAAACATAAAAAAATAGTCATTAAAACTAAAAGATAAACAACTCAAATATTAGTTATAGATTAAACAATCTAAATATTTATTTTTTTATTACTTAATGAGCTATTTTCAATTACCAAGTTTACCATACAATAATAATATTATTTTATCATTAAATGGTCTGTCTCCAAATAATGATAATAACAGTGCGATAATTATAAATAAAACTTTAGTAATATATTTAAAAAAAATAAAAACAGATATTGATAATTATTCTAATGAGTGGGATAATTATAAAAAATATATCAATCCGTATGAGTATATCCATACAAATGTTCCAAATACAAATATGTCTGTTAGTAAACTCAAACCTTTATCCAGGTCTTATTACAAGATGATCGAGGTATGTTATCTATTAGATATCGTTAAAGATTTACCCAAAACGTGCAACACATTTCATTTAGCCGAGGGTCCGGGTGGATTTATAGAAGCGCTCTCTTACATGCGGAATAATAAAAGCGACAGTTATACTGGAATGACTCTAATAGATAATGATGTAAATGTACCATGTTGGAAAAAAAGTCAAAATTTTTTAAAAAATAATAAGAATGTTTTTATTGAAAATGGAAAAGATAACACAGGCGATATAATGAAAAAAATTAACTTATTGTATTGTTTTGAAAAATATGGTAATAGTATGGATCTAATAACGGGCGACGGTGGATTTGATTTTTCAATTGATTTTAATAAACAAGAAACAATTAGTTCTAAAATAATATTTAGTCAAATTGCATTTACAGTTGCAATACAGAAAAAAGGTGGTTGTTGTATTTTGAAGTTTTTCGACACATTCACAAAAATATCTGTAGATATGATACACATACTATCATTGCTTTATAAAGAAGTTTTTTTCGTTAAACCAAATACAAGCAGATACGCTAATTCAGAAAAATATATTATTTGTAAAAATTATAGATTAAATGACAGTAAAAATTTAGTTAATGCTTTTGCTGATATTATGGATAATTTTGATAATATAGAATTAACAAGCATTTTAAATCTGGATTATCCATTATTCTATTTAAATAAAATAGAAGAGTTTAATGCTATTTTCGGACAACAACAAATAGAAACTATAGCACAAACATTAAATCTAATTAACAACAAAAAAAATATGGAAAATATGAAAAAAAATCATGTACAAAAGTCTATTATTTGGTGTCAAAAACACAACATTCCTTGTAATAATTTTTAATGAAAACAGAAAAATCAACATGTATATGAAAAAAATAATATTAATACAAATAATTGGTTTATTAATTTTATTAATTTTATTAACTTTAATATATAATATATAAATTATGAATGGAAAAATACCCAAACGGATTATAATAGTTCCCTATCGTGATCGAGAAAAACATAAAGAACAATTTTTGGAAAGAATGATTGATTACTTAAAGGAAGATGATGACTGGGAATTATATTTTTCACACCAATGCGATAGACGTCCTTTCAATCGCGGTGCAAGTAGAAATATTGGTTTTCTTGCAATGAAAGTAAAATATCCAAATCATTATAAAGATATTTCATTTATTTTTCAGGATG